CTGTTAAATAAGATCAAAGAAAAGTACTGGCATGATTCCATTGGTACTCATCAAAAAGTAACTGTTGTAAGAACACTTACGAACAGAGTTGATGTTGATCATTGGATAACATGGGGCTCAGTCAAGCAGGCAAAACTTGGTGGCTGGTTACTTGATTGTCTGTGCCAAGTTAGTCATTGGTTCACAAAACAATTGAGATACGAAGGTAAAAAGAGAGTCAATTACATTGTTCCGACTCCTGAATTTATCGACGTAAAAGATGAAATAATGGCGACAGCTGAGTTGTTCTCGCCCATTGCCTGGCCGATGCTGGTGCCACCAAATGACTGGGATTTACTTGGTGAAAAGCCAGGTGGATACCTGTTAAACGAAGTCATGCGAGGCTATCCAATGGTTCGTCGCGGTAACGACGGATCTATACAGGGAAAAACACCTGTTGACTTTTTGAACCACATTCAGAAGGTCGCATACAAGCTCAATCCTTTTATTGTTTACGTTGCTGAAACGTTGATGGAGAAAGGAATAAGCATTGGAAAGTTTATCCCTATTGTTGAGACACCTCTACCACCCAAGCCACCTGACATTGCAACTAATGCGGAAGCAAGAAAGCATTACAGGAGAAGAGCTGCAGAGGCATGCAACAAAAACGCACAAGCATTTCAGAAATCATGTCGTACAAGAATGACAATGAATGCTGTGCAAACATTCAAGGATAAGGAGAAGTTCTACATTCCTTGGAGTTTTGATTACAGGGGTAGGGTTTATCCTATCCCTGCATTTCTAACGCCTCAAGATACAGACTTTGGTAAGAGTTTACTGAAGTTTTACCATGAAGCATACGTAACACCGGAAGCTGAACAATGGTTAGCGTTCCAGTGTGCAACAACATATGGTCTTGATAAAGCACCTATGCATGAACGTATTGCTTGGACTCTTGAGAATAAAGATTTAATTGAACGTATTGCGAAAGATCCGATCGAGACGATTCCCGAATGGGAAGCAGCAGATGAACCCTTCAGTTTCCTCGCTGCCTGCGATGAGTACTATCATTGCATCATTAACTGTGATAGAAATTACACTAATCTGCCTGTTGCCACCGATGCTACATGCAGTGGGTTACAAATTCTTGCCGGATTGGCAAGAGATAAAAGCACAGCAAAATTAGTAAATGTTCTGCCTGGTGATAAACCACAGGATGCTTACTCAGTCATAGCAAAAGAATCTTATGCACAGATTCCTGATCACATAAAACCTGTTTGGGATAGAAAGTGTACTAAGAGAGTTGTCATGACAGTGCCTTATAACGCAACTCCATACTCAAATAGAGGCTACATACGTGAAGCCTTAGAAGAAAAGGGTATTGAAGTTGACAAGGATGACCTAACAAAAATGGTCAAAGCTGTGCGTGATGCAATGCACAAGATAGTTCCAGGGCCTATGTCGGTCATGGGATGGATCGAACAAGAAGTAGGTAAAGCAATCGATCGTGGAGCGAAAGAGTTAACTTGGACGACACCTTCTGGTTTCAAAGTTACACAAAGACTAATGAAACCAAATGTAAAAGACATCAGGCTTCAGTTATTAGGTCGATGTGAGGTCCGTGTTGCTGATGGTGAAAAAGATGAAGTCGATAAAAAACACCACACAAATGCAACAGCTCCTAATCTTATCCACTCCTTAGATGCAAGCTTACTTTGCTTATCTGCAATACGCTTCAACGCTCCGATTTCCCTCATACACGACTCGGTTTTATGTCGTGCTACTGATATGTCTACTCTTTCACAGATCGTGCGCGAGACATACATGTATTTGTTTGCAGAGCACGATTATCTGACAACATTCGCTGAGCAGATCGGAGCTGAAACTAAACCGCCAATTATTGACGACTTAGAACCTAGGTCAGTAATTGAATCCACCTATTTTTTCTGTTAATGGCAAGAACCACCTTTGTTACAAAAGAGCCCGTCATGCTGCAAGGATTCCAAGCAGTAACTAAACCATCTAAATTTGGTTATACGTTGCAGGCTGTTATTGATGACCAGTTGATTCGTCAACTCGAAGTTGATCGTACTGATGGTCTGAAGTGGGCTGAGTCAAAATTAAAGAATCCAAAGAGATCTACTTTGCGTCATGAACCTTGGGAAGAGGTTGCTGAAAATCTCTACAAAGTAAAGTTTGCCTGGGGTGAAGACAACAAGCCACCTATCGTAGATATGGATGGTACTCCTGTTGATGAAGAGACACCTATTTATGAAGGCAGCACTGTCAAACTGGCCTTCTATCAAAAGCCTTACATTCTCAAAGACAACGTGACTTATGGCACGTCTTTGAAGTTGGTTGGTGTACAAGTTAAAACAGTCAACACCTCTGCTGGTGTAGACATTGGTGACATGTCTCCTGAGAATGTTGCTGAGATGTTCGGCAAAGGTGAAGGGTTCAAAGTTAGTGACCCGAATGTGCAAGCACACAAAGATGACGATGTAGTCCCAGACGATGACTTCTGATCTTAAATTTGTCAACGCTGCTCTTTACTACAAAGAGTTAGAGCATCAAAAGAAAGCTTGGGATTATCTACAGTCAAATGTAGACATCAAAGTTTTGAGAGAGTTCACAGACTTGTATCGATCTGAAACAGAGACACTACAAAACACCAGTGAACTGATTTCTAAATCTGACCTTGCATACATTTGGGATTGCTCTGAGTCATTGATTGACGATTTTGAAATCCAAGAAATGAATCAATGCCTGCATAGATTTGAGATTAATACAAAAAGCAGGATGACACATTTCCTTTCACAAACCGCACACGAAAGTGGTGGCGGTAAGTGGAAAGAAGAGTTGTCAGACGGTATGTATCTCAGAGGCAGGGCAGATCTCGGCCACGGTATGCATGAGGGCGAGGTTTGGAAAGGTGCTGGGTACATCCAACTAACTGGAAAGTACAACTACCAAAGGTTTGCTGACTGGATAGGTGATCCTGATGTTATGAAAGGATCGTCTTATGTTGCAGCTAACTATCCATTTACATCTGCTGGTTTCTGGTGGATGGACAACAACATGAACGAGTTATGTGACACCAACCCGTCTGTTTACGCGGTAACTTTGCGTGTAAATGGTGGGACTAATGGTTTACGTGACCGTGAATATTATTTTGCTCGTTGCCTAAAGGTAATCCAATGACTCCCATTTACGAAACACTTAATGAAAAGGCTGAAAAGCTTAATGGACGCCTTGCAATGCTTGGTATGGTCGCAGCACTGGGTGCATACGCCGTTACCGGCCAGCTCATTCCTGGGATCTGGTAATGGCGTTCCGATCAGGACTAGAGGAAAAAGTCGCTGATCTTATGGTTGATTTAGGAGTGAAGTACGAGTATGAGTCTACTAAGATCCCTTATATTATTGCTCATCACTACACTCCTGATTTCGTACTGCCTAACGGCATCCTTCTAGAATGTAAAGGATATTGGGATGCAAAAGATAGACGCAAAGTCAAATCAGTAAAAGAACAGCATCCTGAGTTAGATCTACGCATGGTGTTCCAGTCACCATTCAACACGATCAGCAAGAAATCGAAAACGACATACGCTCAATACTGCGAGCGGTTGAATATACCTTGGACATCATATGTCAATATCCCAATCGACTGGCTCACTTAGTGAGTTTGTCATGCACATATCGTGCGACGAATGTGGTTCATCAGATGCCAACAGTTTGTACTCTGATGGACACTCTTTTTGTTTTGCTTGTCACACCTGGAAAGGTGGAGACGGCAATGTTCACAATCACACTTCTACCCATGAAAGAATGGAACCAAGAGGATTTCCGCGACGATTATCTAAGCGAGGAATTTCTGAGAGAGTATGCCAAGAGTACGGAATCCATGCCGACGACTCACGCTTATACTTCCATTATCGAGACCACACTGGCAAAATTATTGGAATAAAAACAAAGGATAAACAGAAAAAGTTTTGGTATGAAGGCGAGTCAGACGGTCGCTTCTTTGGACAGCACTTATTCCGAAATCAAGGAAAGAGAGTTGTCATTACAGAGGGTGAGATCGATGCTGCTACTTGTCGCGAAGCTCTCCCAACGTGGGAGATGGTTTCACTACCGAATGGTGCAGCTGCGGCCAAAAAATCAGTCCAAAAAAATTTGGAATGGTTGCAACAATGGGGCGAAGTCTGCCTGTTTTTCGACAACGACTCTGCTGGCCGTGAGGCGACGGCGGAGGCGGCAAGCGTCCTACCACCTGGCAAGGTCACGATTGCTGACCTCAAGGGCTACAAGGATGCCTCAGAGGCAGCACAGGATGACAATTTGCAGGCAGTTCGTGATGCTATTTGGAATGCTAAACCGTACCGGCCTGACGGGATTGTCGATGGAAAGTCTCTACTTTCACTTGTAATTGAACCACAAGAGGATTGCATTCATGAGTACCCATTTGAAGGACTCCAACAAAAACTACACGGGGTCAGGCGTTCAGAACTTGTCGTCCTTACTAGTGGAACTGGTCAGGGAAAGTCCAGCTTGTGTTCTCAACTTGCAACTCACTTCCTCGACGGTGGGGAGAGAGTTGGCTACATGGCTCTTGAGGAAAGTAACAGAAGAACAGCACTCCGCATAATGTCTTGTGCTACGGAAACTGCGTTACATCTTGGCGAACAAGAACGAGAGGTTTTACTTGATGCTTTCAATAAAACATTGGGCACTTATAATCTTTTTCTATTCGATGGCTTTGGTAGTTACGAGCCTGATGTTATTTATAACCGTATTGAGTATCTTGCAAGCGGTCTAGATTGTAAGATTATTTTTCTTGATCACTTATCGATTCTACTTAGTGGACTTGAAGGTGACGAAAGAAAGATGATTGATACAACGATGACTCGTCTTCGTTCACTTGTTGAACGTACAGGTATAACACTATTTCTAGTTTCGCATTTAAAAAGGCCGCAAGGCGATAAAGGTCATGAAGAGGGACTACAAACCAGTCTTGGACAGTTGCGCGGAAGTCACTCAATTAGTCAAATTGCTGACGCAGTTGTTGGACTTGAAAGAAATCAGCAGAGCGGAGATGAACAGTCTCCTACAACTATGCGAGTCCTCAAGAATCGCTTTAGCGGCGAAACTGGCATCGCCGGAGAACTGATTTACGTCAAAGCTAAGTGTAAGTTCTATGAAACAAAACAATTCAATCCAAGCACAGACTTTTAAAAAACCAAATCCACCATCACAAGAAATGGTTGACAAGGCTCAGTTTAAAGACAAAACATACTTGTGGAAACATGCTCGTATTCGATCTGGAGACAAACGGCCTGTTCAATGATGTTACCTGTGTCCACTGTCTGGTTATTTACGATACGCAGACTGATCAAACGCTTGTCTTTAATGACGAAGGTAATCAAGAACCAATTGTTCGTGGCGTCCAATGTTTAATGGAAGCTGATGTTATATGCGGACATAATATTATTGGGTATGACATACCGGTCTTAGAAAAGATCTACCTTTGGTTTAAACCTAAAGGTACAGTCATTGATACTTTGCTTCTCTCACGTTTGTATCATACTGATATGTTAAGTCTAGACAAAAAGAAAGAGTGGCCGAAGATGCCACTACAACTCTTCGGTCGTCATAGTTTGGAATCATATGGTTACAGACTAGGTGAATACAAGAGTGAATTTGGAAAGACTTCAGATTGGAAAACGTGGTCAGAAGAAATGCAGAACTACTGCATACAAGATGTAAACGTTACTCGCAAGTTATGCGATCATTTCCACCCCTACCTGATTGGCTCACGTTAGAGCACGAGGTAGCAAAAATATTAACTAAACAAGAGATACATGGATGGTATTTCGATGAGAGATCTGCATGGCAACTTGCATCGACTCTCCAACAAGAACTTTCAGATCTTGAAAAAGTACTTCGGGAACAACACCCTTACGTCGCAGGAACTATCTTCACTCCAAAACGAGATAACAAAACTAGCGGCTACATCAAAAGAACTGGACACGTAGAGCACCATGAACATTGTGGTGTAATAACTGCTATTGAACAGTGCTCTTTCACCCGTCTCAAAGAACTAAACCCTACATCACGCGATCACATCTCATGGGTATTACAGACATATTATTCCTGGACTCCGACGAGTTTGACAGCTACTGGGAAGCCTATCGTGGACGAGACTATTCTGACCGAGATGAAGTTAGAGATTTCTACAACGTTTGCGAGATGTTTGACGGTAACGAAAATGCTTGGGATGATCTCGAACGGCGTGAACGCATGGCTGAGGCTGAGTACGAATAATCGTATTCATCATCATTGTTCAGTTGCTACTAACACTCATAGAACAGCAGCAAGAAAGCCAAACTTACAACAAGTTCCACATGAAGAAGTATTCAGGCAACTCTTCACCGCAAGTCCTGGTCTCCGCATGGTTGGCAGTGATCTTAGCGGGATTGAGCTTCGCTATCTTGCTCATCTCCTTTCTCGGTGGGATGGGACTTTTGCAGACATCCTAATTAATGGTGACATACATCAAACAAATGCAGACAAGATTGGCGTCACAAGACGACAAGTTAAAACAATTAGCTATGCCTGGATGTATGGAGCTGGAGATGCAAAGCTCGGACTATCATTCGATGCTGGGCTCTCCGAGAAACAAGCGAAAAAGAAGGGTGCGGAACTGCGTAAAGCTTTTGTCGAAGCTATTCCAGGGATGTCGGACCTTCTCAAGGCAGTTGAAACGGCTGCTCAGAGAGGCTTTGTGCGAGCTGTAGATGGTCGGAAGATCATTCTTGACAACAAACACAAAGCTCTTAATTACATATGTCAGTCATCCTGTGGAGTTATTGCTCGACGATGGTTGTACATGGCAAATGAAATGATCAAAGATCAACAGATGTCAGCACATCAACTTGCGTTTATCCATGATGAATTACAGTTTGAGTGTCTGCCTAAAGATGTTGATAACCTAAAATTCATTCTTGAACTTACTGCAGCACAAGCTGGTGAGTACTACAACTTAAGATGCCCTATTGCTGCTGAAGCTAAAGATGGATTGACATGGGCTGATGTACATTGAAACTACTTATTGACGCAGACTTTATTGTCTATAAATCGTGTGCTGCTGCTGAAGATGAAATTGACTGGGGTGATGATGTCATCATGGTCACTAGTAGATTCAGCGAAGCATATAAAAATGTTCGTAACGAACTAAATAAAATCAGAGATTATTTTCTGTGGGATAGTCCACAACTCATACTGTTCTTTAGTGACGCTAAGAATTTTAGGAAAAAAATTTACAGCGAATATAAAGGCCATCGAAATCGTAAGAAGCCTTGTGGTTACAAACGTGTTATCACAGAGCTACAGAATCATTACGAAACTATTCGGCTGCCTTATCTAGAAGCAGATGACTCTCTTGGCATTTATGCAACAGAAAATCCAGGCCACATAATTGTCTCACCTGACAAAGATATGAGACAGATACCTGGCCGCTTGTATAACCTTGATGAAACTATGCACATCACACCTGAAGAGGGTGCGCGATGGCATCTCATACAAACACTTGCAGGCGACCAGACTGATGGTTATGGAGGAGTGCCAGGCATTGGTGTAAAAAGAGCAGTACAATTGTTTGACAAAGAAGGCTACAGCTGGCAAACAGTTTTAGATACCTTTGCAAGCAAAGATCTTGGTGAGGATGTCGCTCTGATGAACGCACGTCTAGCAAGAATACTTACATGTACTGACTATGACCAAGAAAAACAAAAAGTTATTCCTTGGACCCCCGCCTCCAGTTATCGAATTGACGATGGAGCAGGAGTTCAAACTGCGGAGATTAACTGACCTTTTACCTGAAGCAGATAAGGAGGATATGATTACTATCTTCCTTGCTCTGCAGAGACAAAATTACGTACTGGCTAACACAGTATCTAACTTAGTAAAACAATGGCCTATTCACCTAGATACTACACAAGAGGAACCATAGAGGTATGGGATTTTGTTCGTGATCAATCACTCAACTATCACCTTGGCAATGCCGTCAAATACATCTGCAGAGCTGGTCACAAAGATTCGTATGCAGATGATCTGAAGAAAGCTATCCACTACTTAGAAAATGAACTATCACATGCACTTGCAGAACGAAAGTCTAATGCAACAGGCAGAAACTTTCCGCCAGGCGTATGGTCTGCCATCGTCCCCGGATCGGACGAAGAACCAGAAAGCTTTGATCGATGAAGAATGGTCAGAGTTTCATCAGGCATTTCATTTTGAAAGTAGTGAGAACCAACTAAAAGAACTAGCAGATCTTGTGTACGTCTGTTATCAATACGCTGCCAATCTTGAATGGGATTTAGACGAAGCACTAAAACGTGTACACCAATCAAACATGTCAAAGCTTGATGAATATGGCAAACCTATTTATCGAGCTGACGGCAAAGTCCTCAAAGGACCAAATTACAAACCACCAACTCTCACTGATTTAGTGTGATGCCTAATTACATTTCTAGAACTGGTCGTGTTCAAAACTGGATGGATGATCCAGATGGACGACTCCCCGTGTCGTGCACGGTATTTGAAGTAGAAGACTCTATGGAGGGTCGTAATGGAATCGAACAATCCTGGCGATTTGTTAGCCACGCTCTCCGCAATGGCGCTGGAGTTGCAGTACATCTCTCAAAACTTCGACCCAAGGGTCACGACAATGGCAAAGGACTCACTGCTTCAGGTCCAGTTAGCTTTGCACGTATCTATTCATCACTTAACGAAACTTTGCGCAGAGGCGGAAAATACAAGCAAGGAGCTGTAGTGCTTCATTGCGATCTTAACGTCCCTGATGCAAAAGAGTTTATTGAAACACCACGTAGTGAATTTCCTTGGGCTAAGCGTTGCATTGACATTACAAAAGAGTGGTGGGATGAATGTACATTTAAAGATTCTTTGTTGCATGGCATCAAGGCAGGTGACATCTGGCTAAACAAAGTTAAGTATCAAAATGGAAAACGAATCTTCGGCAACGTTTGCCTTGAAGTATATCTGCCCTCACGCGGAACTTGCTTGTTGCAACATGTCAATACCGCTGCGTGTGAGT